TTTTGGGAAATCTTTGATGAATTTAAAGATTTTGTTCATACAAAAACTAATTGTACAATGATACAGCATCCACAGTTAGAAGCTGATGATCTTATTGCGGGTTGGATACACAATCATCCTAAAGACAATCATGTGATTATTAGCACTGATGGTGACTTTGCACAACTAATTGCACACAATGTTAAACAGTATAACGGTGTAAGTAATACAACTATTACACATGAAGGATATTTTGATGATAAAGGCAGAGAAGTCATAGATAAAAAAACTAAACTGCCAAGAGAAAAGCCCAATCCAGAATGGCAACTATTTGAAAAATGTATGAGAGGCGATACAAGCGATAATGTTTTTAGTGCATATCCAGGTGTACGTAAAAAAGGCACACGTAATAAAGTTGGATTACTAGAAGCATTTGCAGATAAAAATACAAAAGGTTATAACTGGAATAATCTTATGCTACAACGTTGGGTAGATCACAACGGCAAGGAGCATCGTGTATTAGATGATTACAATAGAAATGTTGTACTATGTGATCTTACTGCACAACCTAATGAAGTAAAAGGACTAATTAATAATACCATTGGTACAGTAGAAACAAAAAATATAACGCAAGTAGGTATGCGTTTATTAAAGTTCTGTGCTAAATGGGATATGCAACGTATCGCAGATCAAGCGGCACAATATGCACAACCACTACAGGCGAGGTATGAAAATGATAAAGGCTAAAGAAGTCCTAAAGGACAAATTTTGGATTGTAGAAGAACACGGAGAAAATGTTGCTACAATTTCATGGGATAAAGAAAATTATATTGTTAATCAAAAAGGAGTAACACGTTTATTTCAAACACAAAGCGAGATAAGCGATAATTTAGGAAAAAAGATTTTCTTTGATAAATTAGATATCAAAGAAGAAATACCATTAGAAGTAAATGGATATCCTACAAGTTGTGAACCTTACAATAAAGTATTAGATGTAAGACGCAAATTACCTTTGTTTACAAAATCAAACAAATCTAAGAGTTTATACTGTGCAGGATTTTATATTATACATTTTGAAAAAGGTTGGGTAAAAAGTTTTTGTCCAAAATTAATTACAGTAGAAAGATATGAAACACAAGGACCTTTTAAAACAAAATTAGAAATGAAAACGGCACTTAGTCATGCAAACAAATGAACCATTAAACACTGCTAGTATACAAGCATTTATTCAACAAGTAAAAGGCGCTGAAGCAAGCAGATCAAAAGATATACGTATGGATATCACACAGGCAAAAAATCTTGCATTTACGTTAGGAATAGTAATGGCAAGGCTAAACGGTGATTTAGAACAAATCATTTCTAAAAAGTCTAACACAGAAGAAACTGTAGAAGTTCAACTAGACGGCGGATCAAGCTGGTAATAGAGATAAATATATGCGTATATAACTAAGGAACGCATATATGAGCAGACCAAAGCCCACTGTTTTATTGGAAACAATAGACAAAAAAACATATAAAGCAGATCAAGTTTTAAAAGCCGAAGCAATTTGGGCAGTGTTTTACCAAGGTGCACCTTTCAATCTAAAAAGTTCAAACATTTTAACAAATTATCCTGGACCCAAATATAAGAAAGTAAGTTTTTCTAATCCAGGACATGCACTTAATCTAGCTAAAAAATTAAATGAAACATTTGCCACTGAAGATTTTACTGTAATAAAACTTACAGAAGGCGAAACAATCATAGAATGAACTGGAAAGAAACCTACACTAAAGTATTCTTGAAACAGAAGAATATAGCTATTAGTGAAGTAAATTTAAAACAGTACATGAGTGATTGGTGGCAAAACACTAGAGCCAAAGAAACAGGTGGATTGAGATTGACAGATACAGGCTATGATTTTGTACGTAATGAATTAGACTTAGCTACTTATGATGTTCCTTTTCCTAAAGACTTCGAATTAACAACAAACACAATTATATGGTTAGATCAATTTATTACTTGTCCATATTACTTGAATAGAAATAGTATTGTAGTTTTAGACGAAAGAAAAGCAATGGAACTGCATTTATTTTCTGGTGATATTAAAAAATACGGCCTAACAAAAGCAATGAATAGACATAAAAATTAACCAAAAGTGGTTGACTTTCACACATAACTATAGTATATTAATAGAGTAAGTTAAACATTAGCACTGATTAACAGAAAAGGAATACACTATGGAAGCAGTAGCATCACGTACAGTTTCGCCTAATCGAGCAAAAAAATCGATTACACGAGCTTTTAAGAAGAAACGTCCAATATTTTTATGGGGACCTCCAGGTATTGGTAAATCAGATATTGTACATCAAATCGGCAATAGTATGTCAGCACATACAATTGATGTTAGATTATCACTTTGGGAACCTACAGATATTAAAGGTATACCATATTACGCCGCCAACGATAATTCAATGCAATGGGCCGCTCCAGCAGAACTGCCTACACTAGCACTTGCAAAAAAGCATAAATGGATTATTTTGTTTTTAGACGAAATGAATTCTGCCGCACCTGCGGTACAAGCGGCTGCTTATCAACTTATTCTTAACCGTAAAGTAGGGCAATATACATTACCAGATAACGTGCTTATTGTAGCCGCTGGTAACAGAGAAGCTGACAAAGGTGTTACTTATAGAATGCCTGCTCCGTTGGCTAACAGGTTTGTACACTTAGAACTAGCAGTTGATTTTGACGATTGGTTCCAGTGGGCTGTAGATAACAACATCAACAAAGATGTGGTAGGTTATTTGCAGTTTAGCAAAAAAGACTTGTATGACTTTGATCCTAAGTCTCCAAGTCGTTCGTTCGCAACGCCTCGTTCATGGACATTTGTTTCTGAACTTATAGACGATGAGGACGACGAAGAAACACTTACAGATCTTGTTTCAGGCTCTGTAGGTGAAGGATTGGCTGTGAAATTCATGGCACACAGAAAAGTTGCAAGCGAGATGCCTAATCCTACCGACATACTTGCTGGTAAGATTAAAGAGCTTAAGGCAACAGAAATCAGTGCTATGTATTCCTTGACTGTCTCACTTTGTTATGAGCTAAAAGAAGCACATGACAAGAAAAGCTCAAAGTTCGACGATATGGTCAATAACTTTTTACGTTTTGCTATGGACAACTTTGAAACTGAATTGGTTGTAATGGGTATCAAACTTGCACTTACGCAGTATGCTCTTCCTATTGATCCAGATGAAGTTGCGTGTTTTGATGAATTTCATGAGCGTTTTGGCAAGTACATCACTGCCGCACAAAGCGCCTAAGCCAAAAGAGTTGGACGATCTCTTCAAAACGTCCATTTTCACTTGACATCTTTGATTAAATATAGTATAGTAAATACATAATAAGGCACTACAAAGGGACATAACATGGCACTATCACAAGCAAAAACAGAAGGTGAATTTCAAGCAGAAATGAATGACATCATTATGAATGAAGATACTAAGTCCAAAAAATCTGTAAGTGCAAAAGACACTCAAACAAAATTAAAACATTGGCAACCAGATCCAAAAATTACCAAAGAACAATTAGAGGAAATGAGAGTTGAAGTTGTAGAACGTATTATTGTTGCTCGTGTAGGGTTATTGCTTCGTCATCCTTGGTTTGGTAATATGGCAACACGTTTACGTATTGTTGCCGCAGATGATTGGTTAATGACTGCCGCAGTAGATGGTAGAAACTTATTTTTCAATACACAATTCTTTAATGCTATGGGCAATAAAGAAATTGAATTTGTAATTGCACATGAAATACTGCATCTTGTATTCGATCATTTAGGACGTAGGGATAAAAGACATCCTAAAATATATAATATTGCCGCAGACTATAAAGTTAACAATACTCTTGTTAGAGATCGTATCGGTGAAAAACCAAAAATTGTTGATTGTTTCCAAGATTTCAAATATGAGTCTTGGACCTCAGAAGAAATCTATGATGAAATTTACGAAACTGCAAAAAAGAATGGTGAAGAATTTTTAAAAGAATTAGGTGAAATGCTTGATGAACATCTTGATCCTGAAGGTGAAGAAGGTGAAGAAGGTGCAAATCAAGAAGGCAAAGATAAAAATGGCAACAACGTAAGCAAAGGTAAACCTAAATATTCAAAAGAAGAAATTGCAAAAATAAAAGATGAGATTAAAGAAGGTATGTTACAGGCCGCTCAAAGTGCAGGAGCAGGCAATGTACCTGGTGAAGTTGCAAGGTTAATACAACAACTTACCGAACCTAAGATGAATTGGCGTGAACTTATACGTCAGCAAATACAATCTACAATTAGAAATGATTATACATTTAGCCGACCATC